CTTTCCAATATTGGAAAGAAATTAGATCTACCGTGCAGCTCATCTATTGTCAAGGAGACAATTAATGAATACTTCACCACAGATAATGAGTTACCAAGTCCCACGCTCGCGTGGAACTCAGACTCACTTGGTCCTAATCTCGATTTCGATAATAGCATTCACGTTTGTGACCGTTTGGTTACTCATCGTGATGACTATGATGGATCGCAACTCTCTCTCTTCGAGGGAGATGACGATTCTATCGGAACCGAAGGAGATGAACTCCTACTACGGAACTACCAATCTACCGCAGATGAATTCTTCACAGAATTCTTCTCAACGTTCGACATCTCCTCTCAATTTGAGACAGAGTACGCCGACGATAAAGCCAGATTGGGGTTCAGACACGGGCCCGGTGCAGTAGCAAATGGTCCTAGCACTTTTGATAAGTTCTCGTTTCCATATTGGAGCGATAAGTTACAAAAATGTTTTCCTTCAGATCTAGTAGTTGGTTCAACACCGACCTCTATTCTGATAGGATTAACCATGAACTACCAAGTCGCCTCATATGCGTCCCTAAAGACGCTAGAGGCCCTCGCTTAATCGCTGCAGAACCCGTTGAACATCAATATGTTCAACAGTTCATCTATTCTTTTATCAAGAAAAGATTAAAGGAGTTATATGGTAATCTCTATATAGATTTTACCAGACAAGACCTTTCTCAGCGTTTAGCCAAGTATGCTTCAAAACATGGCAGTTTATCCACTATAGACCTAAAGTCTGCTAGTGATAGATTATCATGTTGGCTTATTGAACGTTCGTTCCGTAAGTCACCGAAGATCCTTGACGCACTTCATTCATCTAGAACTAGATGGATAAAGTACAGCGATAGACACAACACTATACATGCATTCCTTCGCAAGTTTGCAAGTCAAGGTTGTGCGACTACTTTTCCTATTCAGTCCTTGATTTTCTTCTGTATATGTCTTTCCACTTCGCGTGGTCATACGTTACAAGAGAAACTCATCAACTCTAGGAGAAGTATCCGGGTATTTGGTGATGATTTAATCATACCAAGTTCTAATGCGAAAGACACTATACGTCTTCTTGAATTACTACACCTTAAGGTGAACGTTAACAAGAGTTTCACTACAGGATACTTTAGGGAATCCTGTGGCGGTGATTATTTCATGAATTATGATGTAACACCTACGAAACTTAGACATATAGATACCGCATCTCCCACTAAGCAGATGGCACTCCTGGACATATCCAATAACCTTTTTCAAAAAGGTCTTTGGCATACATCAAAAGTGCTTGAGAAATACATTAGGAATATTGAGAAATATCCTATCGTATCATCTGTTAGTGGTGACATCGGAATCAAGTCATATGTCGGCGGCCTATCCAGGCATCTTACGATGCGATGGAACAGTCGCCTTCATATTGTTGAGTATCATACACTTTGTTTCTCAAATAAAGTGGATGAAATCGACCGATGTGGCATATCCAAATTAAGGTCTAACTTTTTAAGTAAGCCTTGGTTAAACGAATCTTATTCGTCTAACATATTGGGTATGTCCTCTACGAAAATTCGTAGAGGGTGGAGGCCTTTGGAGCTTACAAGCTTTAAAGGTATCGGTGCCGGCTAATTTATTAGCTGACACATGAGAAGC